GCCCATTTATGATATATGTTAATGTTGCTCTACTATCACCTTCTATAGATAAAGAAGAAACCCCTGGAGATATGCTAGCTATTTTTTCTGATATATCACCTTCCGTCCAAAGATCCGGCTGATTAAAAGGTACTGATGGCATTTATATCTCCTTGGTTTTTAAACCGTTCCTAATTGAACTTGTTCCTGTTTGCTTAAAGCACCAGGTATTTTACCTTGTATTGTAACAGGAGGTGTTGTTTGAGGTTTATTGTTTCCAGCTTTCTTTATTCCATCTGCAAAAGCATCTGCCAATGCATTCTTGTCTAATTTATTAGAAATATCGCCAAGCATATCTTCTTGAGTCTTTTGGCCAGATGCTGCCATCATTGCGTTTTTTCTCACTTCGTCACCAACCCCAGCGATTGATGTTGATGAAACTTCTCTTACTGCTGCACCAACAGAAGATCCTTTTTTTATCCTATCTTGTTCTGCTGGTTTACCTTGCTTAAGACTTTCACCTGACTTTGATATCGCTTCTCCACCTTTAGCAATGCTTTTTCCAACATCTCCCATAAAAGGTATGTACGATATTACTTTTCCAAGACCTTGAATAATTAATCCAACTATATTTACAAATGCTCCAAGTAAAGTTTGAATTATTTCAAGAGTTGTTTTTATAACAAGTGTTAATGCATCAAACGCAAAACTAAGAGTTGCCATAGCTACAGATACAATTGGTGATGCAAGTACTCCAATCGTTTGAACTAATGCAGATGAAAAAGCAGTTATAAATTCTATTATTGGTTTTAATACATTTGAAACACCAACAACAATAGTGGCTAATGCGTTAAATACTGGGCCAATAACACTATACACAACCGCACCTAAATCCATTAAAGGAGATGCAATATTATCAAATGCAACAGCAGATTTATTTATTGAAGGAGTTAATTTCTTCATCGAATAATCTACATAGTCTGCATACTTTCTAAGCAATGGAGAAAGGTATTCAACCGCTGGTATTAACGATCTCCCTATAACGCCACTAAGATCGTTCATTACTATTTCAAGCTTTTGCATTAAAGCTGGATTTGCTTTTGCAACCATTGGGCCAAAAATGGCAAGTGCTTGATTAGCTATTTTAACAGACTGGGTAATACTATTAAAAGCAACACCCAATGCTGTAGATGCTACACCTACAACAGTAATTGATTTAGCTGCGGTGGCTATCGTAGCAACTGTAGAACCTATATTCACAATTGCTGATGCAATTATTGATCCAACTGATCCTCCAGCAGCGTAATATCCAACACCACCAACAGAACCACCAGATGCACGATATTCAGTTTTCTTTTTATTTCTACCACTATTTATTGATTCAAGTTGTTTTCTATTTTCTGGATCTTTAGCAGCATCTTTTTTTACAACAAACTCACCTGGAGTTAACATTGCGGGTTGAGTATCAGTACCCTTTGGTTTCATTGGATTAGAAGCATCACCACCACTAGCAAGATACGAAACCTCTCCTCCTTTTGCTAATGTTTGTGGTTGTTTGTATCCAATACTTTTAGCCATTGACTTCAAGCCATAGCTAACTAATGGGCCTCTAAACAAAGGACTTAAACTCTGAAAACCAGCGATCATCGAATCCAGTTCTTTTTGGGTTCTTTGATTAGCTTGCTCAAGTTGTTTTGCAGCTTGTTCTTGCTGCTTAATTAAATCATTTGCAGCTTTTGCAGCTTCTTCTGCTTTTTTTTCTTCTTTTTTTCTAAAATAATCTCTTAATGCTTTTTCCGCTTTAGCTGCATCTTCTTCTGCCTTTTCTTTTCTTTTTGCTGCATCTTCAATAGCTTTGGCAGCAGCATCTGCTGCATCAGCAATCGCTTGTGCTGCTGCATCAGCAGTAAATTTTTCGTCATTTTCAAAAAGCTTTTTAGGAGGCCCAACAAAAGCCTTTGTTCCTTCTTTTCCAAGCTTTTTTACTTCTTCTTCGTCTTTTTGTCTTTTTTGATCCCTATTAAATAAATCTTTTGATGGGCCTACAAACTCAGGCCCAGTAGGAAGAACTTTCTTTCTTTCGTTTTCTTCAAAGTCTTTTTTTAAAGGCCCAACAAATTCTTTAGTTCCTTCTTTACCGGCTTTTTCAACTTTTTTTTCTTCTGCTTTTCTAGCATTATCAATGTCTGCTACAGTATCCCTAACACCAGAAATCATTTTAGACCAAGCATCACCAGTCTGATTGATACCTTCTATTAGAGAAGAAATATTTACTGGTTTAACCTTTTCTTGTCTTTTTTCTATTTCCTTTTCTCTGGCTTTTTCTTTAGCTATTCTTTCTTTTTCTTGAGGATCAATTGTTTTTTTAGGTTCTTTTGCTGCCTTTGGTTCTTTTGGTGGCTTTGCTTCTTTGACTGGTTTTGGCTTTAATGCCTCTTCTAAACGCAAAGCAATTATTTTTGCTTGATCCCTTAACTTCTGACTTCTAAGGTCAGCATCTTCTTGTTTTTGTTTTTTTGCTTTTTGCTTTTCCGCTTCTACTGTAGGATCTACAACTTTGGGTTGTTTAGGTTGTTTTGGAACATCTACCTTTGCTGCTTCTATCTTAGGAGCTTTAGCTTTTGGTTCTGGCTTTACTTCGGTCTTTGTTTCTTTTTCTTTTACAACCTCTTTAGTTGATGTAGGCTTGTCCTTAACCGCTGGCTTTTGAACTTTTTCGGGTTTTGCTACTACTTGAATTTTTATTGCTTTGATTGCGTTTACAAGAGTTGTTTGCAACCTTTTGATTGCCGTAGTCAAACCAGTAAAGCTTTTGGTAAAATCCCTCGATCCCGCCTTAACACTTTGGGCAATATTTTCCACCGCACCAACCAGATCGTTTGTCATCTCGTCATCTGATTTTAATGGAATATCTGCCATTATTTTATCCCTGGTGGTAAGCTTCCAAATTGCTTAATCCAAGATGATTTCATCTTGGCTTCACTCATCCCTAATGATGCTCCCATTTTCATAAAACTAAGGCATTTTTGCAACATCATATCTTCAATAGGAATGATTTTCTTTCTTGTATTCCATTCATGCTTTTCATCAGGAATATTAACAGGAACACCCTTATCATCTCTTCTCCGATAATAAAGTTCCACTATCTGCCTATCGGTCAACTTCTCAATCTCCCAAGGCCGAAGGAGATAAGGCTTATCCATCAAATTAACATAGTAGGTTTTTAAATTAGGTGGAGGGATTGGTTCTTTTGGATTAAAAGAACCCTCACCTACACCTTCTTGCCGTTTGGGAATGATTTATCCCGAACTATTTCCATTACGGCTTCAAACCTGTCATTTTCAGCAAGCATGATATCTTGAACTTCATTCTCAGGTGCTGAAAACAATATAGATGCGAATGCCAATGCTCCTGATGGAGTAGACAACGATGATATAGAGTTCTCGCTACCAAATGAATAAATTCCGCTCGCAATATCTCTTGTTACAGAAGAAATTGCTTCACGGAATTCAACAGGTTCTAACCTGTCTTTCATTGAGAAGATAGAATCGAGAGCTTTCTTCTCCATTCTCTTTTCAAATTCAGCTTTAACTTTTTGTGTAATGAGTCCAGCGGTGTATTTTTTCCCATTGTATTCAATGGTCAAAGACCCTTCACCGCTGGAATTTAACAAATTACCAACTGTATCTGACATGAATGCTTCCTTTCAAAAATTAAGGGGCAACAGGCCCAACTCTAAAATCAAACTCGCCATATGTAGCAAATGTCACAGATATTTTTTGAACATCTTTTGCATCTGCTGTATAGTTCAACGAAGTTATAACGCAATTAGTTATAGTTACTGTTTGTTCTGGATCATCTCCATCACCAATACTAATAGATCCAACAGAACCTTGCTTCAATCCGTATCCACCAACAACTTCTAAAATATCAAGGGTTATCTCTGCTGAATACATACCAATGGCATGAGAGTCAAAACCTTGATTAATAAAGGTTGTAGTATCAATCACTTCTGCTTTTGAATTTACAGAAATATTTGTCGCTGGAAGAGGATCTACTATACCAGAAAGAAAAACTTTTCCGTTTCGACCTGAAAGAATAGCCATTTTAAAAACTCCTTAAATTATACTGAGAAGTCAGCAAAATTAACGGTAGGGGTTGAAGAAGGTATCAAAGTCAATTTTACCTTTTGAACATCTTTTACGGCAACATCATAAGTAACTTGGGTTACTGTGCAATTTTCAAACAAAAAGTCTGCACCAGCATTAGCAGCAGCAAGATATTCGTTTGTAGTCAATGTTGACTGAGTTGCTGTTGGATTATTTGCTAGAAATTCAGTTCTATTGCCATCTTGCGAAAGCTTTAAATTAGCCTTCATACCAGCGAAAATAACTGGCATTTCAGTCTTGTCATAAACAGCTTCAACAGTTATTTCTGCCGATTGAATCCCATCAGCAAGAATTGTATACCCTAAACCATTATAATTGCTTGCATCTGGAGTATCCATTTTTGTAGCAATAGTAACGGATGTGCAGGGAAGGAATACTGGGGTTAAAGTGTCTGTTCTTTCTATAAAAAGACTAGCTACTTTACCAGTAAGAAAAATATTATCTACTGCTGCCATGTTTGACTCCTTAAATTAAACTAAACCTTGTTCCATGAACCCATATGATACCTTAAAACCAGTCACATTGTAAACTGTATTCGGGTTGCTATTGACTGAAAACGGCTGAATACCTTTAATACTTATTCGTGATGGACTAAGCGAAGCTGGAAACTGGCTTATCTGATAAATTTCTTTTCTAATTTTGTACCTATCGTCAAGATCCGTATACACTAGATCCCTAGCATATTCTTGAATGTAATAAACCCTGATTGAATATATGTACTCAGATATTCCACCAAAGGCTTCTATTCCTAATTCTTCGCCTTCTTCTGATGGTGCTATTACTACACATGGGAATGAATCAGATTCCCTTATAACCGCACCCTTACGCTTGTATACGGTGTAAGTTAAATCCACTAGCTTTTCTGCAACAGTATCCATGATCGTAGTGTAACGATCTGCTGCATTAGCTGCCATAATCGGTCTTGGCTTGCGATATATTCTGTTATTCATGTTTAACTCTGTTGAGTGCAATCAAGACCGTAATATTCTCTGTTTCCAGCGTTATCAATTTGGTTGACATAATACTTAACCGAATTAACATCCGTTATTTCGCAATCAATCATGGGCTTGAAACCACTAAGGTTAGCTTTCCATACTAAAAATCTTGTAATGTTTTCAATCTTTGCCACACCACTTTGATCGGTGTAAGCTAATGTCATTGCTCTTCTAAATCCGTAATTTGTAGTGACGGTAGAATTGTCTACATTTTTTAAATTAAGCACCTCTGGATTATCAAACACATGATATTCCTGAGACAAATTTAGCGTAGGCATACACACCTCTTACATGAATTGTGTCTTGTATGTTTGCGGATTCACATAAGTCAGAAGTTTGTTTACTTGCGTAATATGCTGCAAGGTTTGCTGCCTCCACTCTGTTCTAGAAACAGCAACACCTTCCCATGAATAAGAAGGTTGAGGGCTTGCAGAATCAGCCACCAATGCGTTTATGTAATTGTCTCTTATAGTCAGGAGGTTTTCGGCTGGAGTTGGCATAATAACCTCTTAAAAAGAAAGCTAGGGGCCAAGAACTGACCCCCAGCCTAGGGTAGGAAGGACTAAGCAGGGAGTCCTTGAACAACATAGCGAGGATCAGTAACACCAGCAGAACCCCACCAAGAAGCCTTGATGGCAACCGCAATGTCCTGATTAAACTCGGCCCAGTTATTAGCTGGAGCTTGGACAACTTCCATAGGCTTGGCTTCTCTCCAAACAAATGCTTTCTTGAAGTTACCCAAGTAAACATATTTGTCTGCGGTGGAAGCAGCAATACCGCTGGTTACCAACAGGTTTCTCGCATGAGCGGATGTGAGAAGACCATAGTTGTTATCCAATGGGTTAGGACTTTCCAACTGCTCGACATCACCAGAAGTGGCAAAAGGCCCATTTTTGGTAACTGTCTGAGGATTCAAGATCCTAGAAGCAGTATACTTTTGGAAAGGCATAACAAGCATTTGCATACCAGGGCCAAAGATATCGATTGGTTTACCAGTATTGGGGTCTTTCATCTGGTAGAACAATTGTTCTAGCGTATTAATGCTAGCAAAATTGCTCAACGCATAAGAAGTCACCTTATTGATGAAACCAAAGGTCATGCCAGCTTGAGCGGTTGCTGAATAGGTATTTAGAGTAGCTTCTGCACCAGCAGCAGTACCGTATACATAGCTACCTGTGAGGCCGAGTACTGTGTTGAGAATTCTCTCTTCACGCACTAGACCGCAATAAGTACCTACGGATTCAGCAGATGCTAAAGCCTGTGAAGTCTTATCCGAATAAATCATTTCTGCGGTAATCGCACAAATTCTACCCACCTTTTCGATGGCTGGAAGTCGTACATAGTTACCAGAGAACTGGGTTTGTGGATAAGGCATACCAGGTTGAACCACTTCTGGCGAAGGGCTGATATCAGACAACCAAGGAATGATCTCAGTCGAAAGGTTCTGACCAGCAGGGATGGTCGATACAAGTTGGTCACCAATGAATGATGCCAACTTATACTTTTCTTGAACCGTAGTAATGAGGATCTGGCCTGTGATGGCAGCAAAGTTAGAAGCATCTACTGCTTCGGTTGCTTCCATAAAGGTTCGATCAGGGCCATTGAAGCGATTAAGCTGTTCGGCCCAATCATCGCCCATGATGCCTTCTGCAAGGCCTCTAAGGGAAATTCTGCTTACAGCGATATCGCCTTTGGAAATGGATTCCGAAAAGAACGCCTTGGTTTTAGCCAAACCATTTTGTTGGCCGAATTCCTTCAGCTTTTTACCTAGACTCTTCATACTAATCTCCTTAAAAAGTTGTGGATTATCGGGCCACAGGGTTTTGACTAGACAACAATTGGAATTTTACAGTACCAGTACCAGCAAGGGCTTCAACAACTCGACCAATAGCCAAAGCAGCGGATGCAACTTTAACCAAAGATTGGGGCTGAAGAACGCTAGATACGGAAGTTGGGCCAACAAAATCCCCAACTAAAAGAGCGGAACCAGTATAATCACCAGCGTAGATACCAGAGCAATCAACCCGAATCTGGTTGGCTACCGAGTTACCGTACACAAGAGCTATATCTTCCCTCTTTAATTGACCTGACACACCTAGGAAAGCACTTGCAAACGCAGTTTGAGTGGTTGCCAAGTTGGTATCCCAAGGAAAATCAAGAGCGGAGATCGCACTACCGGAAGATAGGGCTACTAGATCGCCAACTTGAATCGCCTTGTTGGTGGCAACTGGAGCCACCACAGGATTAGTCGCATTGAAACTGTAAGTAATCGCCATTGATAGGACTCCTTAATGATGGCTTACTTGCCAAGGACATTTTCACGGAACTGTTGATAATTCGACTCGCCTTGGATTGCAGTCGAACTAACTGGCTTAACACTAGCTCTGACAAGAGCAACCTTTTTCCTGTCTTCAATCGCTTCTGCCCACATCGTTTCACCGATAGCGGAAAGTTGCTTTACAAAAACAGGTGTTGCTTCTAGTTTATTCTCTTTAAGCAGAGAGAATATTTTTTCTTCATTGATTTTTTCAGCTTTCCATTGGCGAAGTTCTTGAAGTTCTTTCAAAGATTCTTCAAGTTCATCTTCGGTTGGATCTTCTTCAGTATCACCAACTTTAGCTTGTGCTGGTGTTCCAGAAGTAGGATTTCCTGTTACATCTGAGGTTTCAGCGGTCATATCACCACCGAGGCCAGTTGCAGCAGCAATAAGGTCAAGAATCATCTTGCCTTTTGCCGAACCTTCACCTGGACCAACGCAAATTTCCATAATTTTCTTGAGCATATCAGAAGCTGGTTCTTCTTGAGCCGGTGCAGCAGCAGGTGCTTCTGTGGGTGCAGCATCTGGAACCTCTTCCTTATACATTTCCTTTACAGGATTTTCTTCAGTCATCATTTTGTCATTTTTCATTGCAGTCTCCTTGGATTCAAAAATGGTGGTGGTAGTTGCAGGGTTTGCAACTAGATCCACCGATCTTACTCTGTCGATTCTTACTACTCTTTCTGTACCATCTTGGTCTGGAATTGATTTGCCACTAACGAGATGGCTAAAGCCTACATCACCGAGGCCATTATTTTCTGCGAACCACAAAAACGAATCAATCCCATCAGCATGGGGGTTGTATCTGAAGTCAGCGTATAAACCTTCTGAGGTAAAGCGGACATTTTGAAGCCATCCTAGCCGATCAGAAAACAAAGGTGCTTCGGTTTTGTGGTCTTTATTTACTGGAGCGTTTTCGTATAGCGGAACTGCATCACGAATCGCTTTTGGATCGTAGATTCTGCCATTCATTGAGCTAAAACCAAGGACTTTTACACCGTAAACAATGCACTTGTTTCGGTCAACTACACCTGGTTTATTTTCGATGACGGCATTCATAGTATGATATTACATCCAATCGTCTAGTGTTGTCAACAATTATCCTGTTACAGTCGATGTTTTTGGTGCTTTTGCAGCGGGAAGGTTTGGTGGTGGTTCAGTCGAGTCAAGTTTTTCTGCTGAAGAACTTGACACAGGTTGAACTGGTTCGGGTATCTTAACTACTACATCACGAAACATAAGATCGATGATCTCAGGCGTGATCGCAGGGAAGGATGCTCTGGCAATCGCCTTGCCACTTTCCATTGGAATCTCACCAATAGTGCATCGATGAATAATATCGACAAGGTTGGCGATCTGTGCCCCATTAAGAGCGGAGTCTTGAACTTGCTCGCCACCACCGATTCCTTGAGTAGCACTTCCAGACTCAATCCTTGATGAAGGATTCATCGGATCAATTTCGGTAGCACCCTTCTTCTCGTCAACAATTGGCTTGATGAAGTTTGATGCTTCGGTATCGTTATCAAGGCCTAATTCGGAGCGAATCGTTTGAATCGACTTCACACCCATCGAATGGTACACATTGTTCATCTCAGCTTCCTTCTGATGCTCTCTTGATTGAAGAGAATATGCTTCAGAAGTGATCTTGATGTTCTTAAGAATCTCTTTTGGAATGATACCGTGTTCGGATGCGAGGTGAATCTGTGACCAAGCTAGAGACTTGTTTGGCTCGAATCGACATTCGGCCAAGGATCTTCCAACAATCCCTTGCCATCGCTCAAAGGTTCTTCGTGCTGGAGCTTCTGCAATAAGTGCCGAACTGTAGTTGTTGTTGCTAGCATCTCCTGACATGAGGGTTTCGCTGATCCCAAATCGTGTTGCAAGTGATCGCAAGTTGGCTTGCAAAACTTGGATAAGTCCAGCAGCGTCAACATTCGCCCCAGGGAATTCGTAGTCGATGTTCGCTGGTGCTGTGATGATTGATCCATAGCCGAATCTCTCTAGCCCAATGTTTTCGGTTGCACCCATATTATTGCTGCCACCGAGCGTAGCATCAATCTGTGAGTCAACAAGGGATGCCATTGAATCAGGGGCAACATTGTTTACCTTCCTGATCATCGCAACCTTTGCCCTGGCTTTCGCCATCGTGACTGTAGAAGCTAAAATATCCTCGCAATTGGTCAAATTCTGGAACACAGGGTAGAAGGTGGTCAATCCACGCTTTGCATTCGCATTTGTGCCAATCTTGATGTGTATGATCTCATCCGCAGGGATGAATGTAGGTTCTCTAGATACAGTAGGTTTCAAAATGACTTGATAACCTAAAACGGAGTTAATATCGTCTTCTTCGCAGATGATACCAAATGAGTCTTTTGGCGAACCAATGTCTGTTGCATACCCTCTAACCAATTCTGGCTCAATAAAGCGAATTACGAGCATTCCATTGGCTTGTGGGAACTTCCTAATGAATACCTCTCCATCGACATGAAGTCGGTACACAATTTCATTCTCGACATCCACCATACTGTTGTATTCACGAAATATATCGAGTGATGCCTGACAGCGTTTTAACAGGTCTTCTGGAACTGGGTTCTTTAAATCGATTGAAGCAACCCGCCATTTAAATCCCGAAGACCCAACAACAAATGATTGAAAGCATTGAACTAACCCATGAGCAAACTCATTGGTCGCAAATACGAATCTAGCTCTATCCCTGATGCTTTTAAGCTGCCACCAAGACAGATAGATTGGAAGCTGCTCACCCGATAGATAATTGTCTCTAACCGCTAATTGAGCGGGATTGACCCAACCACCCATTCCAGCATTAGGAAACTGAAACGCACCATATTCTGAAGGATCGTTCCAAAATGGGCCCCAACCTGTTTGATAACTTCCAGTATCATACGAAATAGACTCCGTGATCGATTTTTTCGACCTTGGAGTTCTAGGGGTTGATTTCGGTGCTGGTTTTTTCTTTGCCATTTTTTGGTGACCTGATAACTATTTGTTTACGGCCACAAATCCACTTAGTGTTCCAGATACATTCCCAGATACTGTAAGTTTTATTCCGGCAGCACTTATCAAAAGACCGCCACCTTGTACTGCACTAGTAAGCGTTTCATATTGCGGAATATGAATTTTTCCTGACATTGCAGTTGTTCCATCCGCTTCAAAAAACTGAATAGTGCAATCACAATCTGGTTGCAATACAAATGCGTGAACATGAGATTGACCAGTTGCAGAAAGAGTGACTGTTCCTGGTATGGTTTGCGAAATTGGTATAGAACTGTCTGCTGGCATATAAACCTCCGGTTAAGATGTACACATTGTATTGGTTTACTTGGAGAATGCAAGAGAAAATCATTTTGACGATTTGGGAAAAATAGAAAAATTTTTTGGATGCACTTTTGAATTTGACAAAATGAAACTTGACGGTTCTAAAAAAAAGTCTCTGAGTTTAGGGTGGGGTGGGGGGTGGAAACCAGGTTCCAGGATATTAATAGGATAAACAACTTCATCGTTTCAATATATTTATAGAATAAACATATTAGTAGTTACACTATCTTAATTAATTAAGATAAAGTTTATCCTTAATATATTATGAATGATAATAGCATACCAGGGAGGTCTTAATATATTAAGATAAAGTTTATACTTAATAATTTATATGTTAAAATATATTAAATTGATTAGTAGTATTTTTATTTTATATCTATATATATTATAT